AATGGTTTCAGCAGGTTCACCTGTTGTGTCATCACCTGGTGCGATTACGTGTCTGTGGAAGTTCTTACCACCAACCATTACACCGTTATCTTCTACCCAAGTAGCTTCACGACACTGTACCATCTTGTGTTCACCAACTACTTCTACTTTATCTGTCTTACTAATTTTAACTAAAGCCATCTTATATCTCCTTAAACGTGTTGAGCTGAGTAGCCTCTATGTTTCCACCCAGTTTTTATTGAAGTGTGTAGGTTAGCTTTATCTAACCCATACCTGCGACAGAAGTCTGCCATATTCTTGTACTACATACTTTCCGTATCTATCACCTGATATGTCTTTGGTTCGCCTCCCTCGTGTTACTACTGTTTTCTTGACTAAAGCCATTTTGACTCTCCTATATTAGTTTAAGTGTCCACCACAATTATCCAACTGTGGTATCTTGTTTGACTTACGCCTATTCTCAGCTTGAGTAATAACCTGTAAGTTGTCTTCCAAATGAAACCCACATACCTCTTTACCTTGTAGTGGGATTATATGGTCAACCTCGTGTGGTATCCCTGTCTGCTCTGTTAGCTTCTGAGCCAGAGCATATAACTCTTTAATCAGTTCTCTATCAGCCCATACAGGTGTTGCTAATACACAGCGTTTATCTCGTGCTGTGGTTGTCTCTAACTTACGTGACTTATTAGCCTGATACCAAATCTTACTGTTCTCTAAGTGCTTGTCTTTATTATCAACATACCAAGCAGCATTTATCTCTGAGTGCTTTGCTTTGTTCTTAGCATTCCATTCCTTGCCTGATTGATGCTTACACTTCTTACACCACGAATGTGGCTTACCTGTATCTGAGCGTTTGTAGAACTCAGCTAGAGGTTTGTGTGTTGAGCATTTAGGGCAAGTTTTCATTTAGGTTAATTAAGTTAAGTATGTTGCTGAACCTATAACCCTAGAAACATTTCCATATATTGACGCTTGGTTTGTTGTAGTTACGGCTGCAGTTGTGGTAATTGCATTAACGATAGATGTTGAACTACCATCTACCCTGTGATATAGAGCTGTTGCTGATGTCGCTAAAGAAGAGTAATATCCAATAGTACAAGCTGCAGAAGCTGCTGACGATGTAAATGGAAGACCTGATACTGTGGTTACACTTCCAGTACCTATGCTATTTATAGTAAAATCATATTTAATTGTAACTTGGTTTCCGACTTTTGTGTAAGTACCCGTTTGAGTAAAATAAGTAGCAGTGCCCCCAACGCTAGGAGTCCAAGTACCAGTCTCATAGTCATCTAAGACCTCTGAAGTCATACCTGCTGCGTTACCATCTGCAGAGAAGTCAATACCTTTGCCAGATGTTCCTATTACTAGGTTGCCAGTTTTTACTGTGACATCACCTGCTGAGTCTATGCGCATATGCTCTGTAACAGTCGTAAGGTCATCAGCATTTGTGTATTGCCCGAAAACCAGCGCACCACTTGTATGCCTTCCTAAAATTGACGTAATGTTTGCTCCTGGTATGTCTTGCCCAATACCAGAGAAAATACCATTGCCACCAGCAGTTGTTAAGCCGCCATCATAGATTAGAAGTTTAGAGCCAACCGTACCACCCGTAGATAACTTAGCATTAGGACTAGTAGTACCAATACCTACATTCTCACTAGCATCAATAGTAATAGCTGTACTCGTAGCGTTATCATCAATACCTGTTGAGGTAAAGCCTGCAATAGTGCCAGTCATAGTACCACCAGCTAGAGGTAGCTTAGCACCTAGCTGTGTTTGGATGTTTGAAGTAACACCGTCAACGTAGTTTAGTTCAGCTGTTGTAGCTGTAACACCGTCAAGGATGTTTAGTTCAGTTTCTGTTGCATTAATAGCACCAGTTACATTAGGAAATGTATTCTTAAGGGTAGTCTTTAAACCTCTAAGATGGTCATCACCTTCAGAGACATTATCTGTCGCTGTTGGATTGGCAACATTAAGGTCATCAATATACTCAAATGTTTCAATAGCCATCTAAGCCCTCCTAGTTATGCTGAAGCAGCTGTTACTGTTACTGTTACCTGTAGTGTATCACCTGAGATTACTGAACGACTAGAACTAAAGTCCACTACACCATACAATGTACCTGCTGTTCCTGTTGCTGCTGTGTTTAAGAATGCACCTGCAATAGTTGCTGTTCCTGTTACACTAAAGTCTACACTAGAAGAGTTAGTCATACTGCCTGAACTAGCTGCACCTTCAGTCCACTCTTTACGATTACCTGAGTAATCAGTGTTCTCTGTCCAGCTTGAGTGTGATGCCATAGTGTCACCAGCTACTGGAGTACCAGCACCTTTAAGTCCAATATACCAAGTTGTTACTTGTGTACTGGCGTGAAATTGTGTGTCGAGGATATGATTAAGACCTACTGTCGTAATTAAGTTCTTCTTATCTTCTTCCCACTTTACATTACCGTCTTTATCAAGACAAGTAACTTTCCATATGTTTGTTAATTCAATTCCTACGTCTTTCATTATTTACTCCTTGTGTGAAACTATTTATATAATTTCGTTTTTGTTATTCGTCTGGGTCTGCTACCTTGGTCCAAGTAGTTGATGTATCTTCTGTGACATCATTCCACAAGAAGTTATTAGTTGAAGTTATATTACCTGTTGCACTTAAGGTTATGCTCTCTTCAAAGTTTATGTTATTTGTTAGATTTGATGTTTCTGCTAACGTTACTGATATTGGTATAGATATACTGGCTGATGCTGTTGTACCTACTGATGCTCCCAGTATTGCACTAGCTAGTTTGATTGCGTCTTCTTCATTTAACTCAGTAAGATTTAACTGAGTCATATTAGCAGTTACAGGGAATACTGCTGTCTGTGAACTAGACACAGAACTGTTAGCATTAAGTAGAGCTGTGTGTTGGTAGGTACTTACTGCCCAGGTGTTAGTATCCGCTGCCCAGGTATTAGTATCTGCTGCCCAAGTGCTTTGAGCCATTAGCCCTCAACTCCAGAGTAGATAGTACGTACTCTCATCTGTGAGCCTGAGTGTCTATCTCTTGCATCTGCCTTCTGTAGCTTATCAATAGCTGAACTGTATGCATTTAACCATACTGGTATACGCTCATCATTCTTAATAAATGGTTCTGCTTCTAATAGAGAACCATACAATAATAAGTCAGGTGCATTACTAGTTAGCCAGTTAGATGTTACAGTACCTGAAGTACCATCACCTAGTGGTGTGAACTTCTCGTAGAAGGCAACCTCTAATGTGTATGCTGAGTCTGGTACTGGTGCTAATTGAATCTCATCACCAATCATAGTGTATGCTCTTGGTACACCTGTTGAACTACTGCCATACAATCTATCTAACATCTCAGGAGTAATATACTCCAGTGCTCTGATAGGGTTAGTATTCAGTTGGATGTTACGCATCTGTAAGTAACCACCAGGTAAGTTAAAGTATCTCTTATCTGCTGTGGTTGTCATAGTAGAACGTACTTCCATAGGTCTAATGCGTAAGTCTCTATTGATTCTAGTTTCAGCTAATGCTATAAAGTCTGGTATCCTAGTAGTTAAGTCACTACGGTCTAACCAGTCAGCTACTGCATCTTTAATATTTGTATACGTACTTAGTGCCATCTATAGTTTACCTTTTGTTGTTCTGAATGGTGCGTTGACTGGGTCATTCATCCATTCCTTCATACGTTCTTGGTTATTCCACACACCTTCTCTCATCATCTGCTCTACCATAATAATAGGTATACGAGCTACTCTGTGTGAGAATTGTGAGTCACCATCATACTGTGCTCTGCCACTACGGGCTGAGTCAAATCGAAGCATAGCATTATCTTCTGCAATCTTCTTTATTTCTTTGTTATCTTGAGTTGATACACTGGTTATAGAACCGTCTAGGTTCTCTACTAATTGTGTTTGTATTCCCATCTGTATCTCCTATAATTTGAAAGACCCCAGCCTAAGCCGAGGTCTAAGTCAACTAACTATTAACCAGTTGTGTACTGAATCTTACCGTTAGCTGCTTCGTTGCCACAGCGTAAGCCATACTCAACTAAAAGCATCTTCTTCTCAGAGTCACCAGTCTTATCGATGTCGATAGTCTGGAAATCACGTAAGTAGTCAACAGACCACATATCGTGGTCTAAGAAGTATACGATGTCCTGGTCACAGTATCTATCCAACTGAATGTTGAAAGTACCGAAGTCAGAAACATATACATCAACTGCGTTGTAAACAGTATTGTTGTCATCAACAACTGAACGAGTCGCGTCAGCACGACCAGACATAGCAGTGATTAACTTCTTATTAGTAGCACCTAATAGGATAGTTGATGGGTTACCACCAGCATTCCAAGTAGACTCTGCTACTGCAGTTACATCAGCTTCAACGATTGCTGCGTGAGTACCAGTAGTACCTGCATCAGTTACGTTAGTAGTGATGAAAGTTGCAGCACCTTTAGTCTCACGAGCTGTAGAAGCATCACCTGCAACAGCTGCGTTAGTAGCTAATAGTGAAGTTTCCATATCACGCTTAAGCTCTTTAGAAGCTTTAGCAAGTTGGTGAGCAAGCTCAGACTTCTTACCAGCGTTGTTAACCTTGTCTTGAGTACCAGTAACTTCAACAACCTTCTTAGAGATTTGTGTGTAGTTGCCTAGACGAGTTGTAGCTGTAGTTGCTGCAGTACCTGCTGCTGCTCCTTCAACTGCTGCGTTAGTGCCAGAAGCTGCTGCTAGTGCATCAGTCTGCCATTCAAAGTAAGTGTTAGAAACACTGCCTTTCTTTGCGATACCAGATAGAAACGGAGTTTCTGTTGGGCTGATATCATAGATTACATCAGACAAATCTTCACGAATTGCTTGTGCATCATAAGTATTAAAATTAGTAGCCATTACTATTTCCTTATATTGTAGTTATAACCCTTGTTATAACATATCATAAAATACGGAAGCGGCATCATCTTGATGACCAGACTTCCTTAACCTTGCACGCTTTTTCTTGGTTTTATCATCGGCTGCTTCAGACTTAACTTTACCTCTTCCAGACTTCTGTACCTTGGGAACTTTCTTGATTGCCTTCTTCTTAGGTGCTACCTTCTTAGTTAACTTATCAAACTCCATAGCTTTCTTAAGTATAAGAACACTACGGTGGTCTGCTAGTTGGTCAACTTCTTCTGGTGCATACCCTGAAGATATTGCAAACTTTCTAATGTCTTCCTTAACGGTAGACTCTTTGTTGTCCCACTCAGGTAAAGCATTAACTAACTGAGAGTATTGGTCTTGAACAAAGGTTGCTCTTGACTGTGCCTCTTGTTGTTTCTGTTGTTGCTGTACAATCCGTTGTTGTTGTGCAGCATTCCTTGCTTTATCCTGAGCATCTCGGTACTCATCCTTCTTAAGCATATATGCGTATGGGTCTTCCTCTTTAAGGTTTTCCCAGTCTACACCTTTAAACTCTTGAAGCTTGGCTGACTGCTGTTCTTTCAGCATTTGTAAACCATTTGCGTACATCTGTCTCTCTTGCTCTAATCTAATACGCTCAGATTGAATTGCTTCGTTTTCTTTGCGTCCTTCAGCTAGTGCTTGAGACTTACGAGTATAGTCAGATTGTCTTTGATAACCAGCTTTGAGTTCTTCTAAGTTAACTTCATACTCTTCACCATCTACCTTAATAGTATAGTTAGATTCTTCAGCTACCTCTTCGGTTTCCTCTTCACCTGTATCTTCTGTCTCTACTTCTTCAGAGGCTTCCTCTTCTTCTGAGACCTCTTCTGTTTCGACTTCATCTTCCTGTTGGTCCTCAGCCACTACCTCGTCTTCTGTAGTAACTTCGGTTTCCTCGCCTGTAGGTTGGTCATCTTCTGATTCCCACATATTAAGGATATTATTTGCCGCCTCTTCTGACGACCCTTCTTTGGCTCTTTCGAACGCTACTTCCATCTGGTTATTCGTTTCTGAATCCATTAGGTTTCTCCCTTAGTTTTTAATAATGTTCTGAATAAAATTCTTGCTGTCCTTCAGCCAGCTTACCAGTATTGATGACACTCTGTATGTGCTCATCAATCAGCCCTAAAGCTTTGATGGTAATATAAATTCTATCTCTTTCTGTTTCTTCACTGATTTTAGTTTGTAGTAACATCTTAATCAGTTCTTCTTTTGTCTCCGCAAAAGCTGTCTTATACAACGGGTCATTAACAAATCTTTCTGCATCCTTTCCCAATTGTATATCCTTCCCTTTCTTACCCATCTACTTCTCCTTCTTATGTTGGACCAATAGCTACTGGTCTTCCCTGTTCCCTCTCTAATATTAACTCTTGTTGTTTAAGAGCTAAGTCTGCTTTCTTAATTTCTAATTCTTGTGCTTTGATTTGCATATCAACTTGGGCTTCTGATGCTTTAAGTTCAAGCTCTTGCTGTGCTAGTTGTGCATCTAGTTCCATCTCTCTCTGTTTAAGAGTTGACTCAGTTTGTAGTTTCTGCATCTTAATCTTAAGTTCTTCTGCCTTAAGTTGCATCTCTGCTTGCTTAGCTTGTTCTTCTGGACTAGGACCTTGTTGTTGTGGTTCTTGGTCTCCTGGGTCTGTAATGAAGTCCTCTACGTTCTTCATACCCATAGCTTTAATCTGTTCAGCAATTAAGTTATATACGTTCTTAGGTTTAATCATCATACCAGCAGCTGGGTGTTGTGCAACCATCTGTATAGTTTGAGCTAGTTGACCTAAGTGCATAAGGTTCATATCCTTGTTACCAAAGCCTAGACCTACCTGTGCAGTACAGTCCATCTTCTCTTTCCATTCAGCAGGATATAAAGTAGTCCACTTATTATTTAGTCTGACAATCTTCTCAGGAGATTCAAACTTCTGTATAAGTTGGTATACGCTGTTGGCAAGGTCCTTCATCCCTGTCTCTGCGAATACTCTAGCAATCAATTCAATCTTCTGTTGTGCTGCAGTCATTACTTGTGCTACACCAGTAGCAGTTTGGTGTGACTTTAAGCCACCATCTCCAATCCCCATACTGTTCTTGTTAACACCAGTTCTCTCTTCTCTAATACTATCTAAATAGCCCAGCATATTAAAGGAGTTCTGGTCTAGCTGTGGAGTAGCTAGTGGTGACACAGCACCTGGTGTACGTACTCTTACAATACCTCCAGGTCTGCTGGTCATAAGGTCATCCAAGTTGGCTTGACCTTCGACTACTTCATAACGCCCATTATTTGTTAGATACATATTGTCTAACAAGTTACGCATTAAGGTAGTCTTAATTAGTTGAAGGTCAGAGATTAAGTCATAAATACTCAAACCATAAAACTTATGAGGCATTGGAACAGGTGTAAGGGAGGAGAAGGGAACACTGTCCACAGCCTCATTATCTAATAGTTCATCTCCGACCTTCGTTATCTTTCTTAATTCGTCTATACCATCGTTGTCAAAGTCTACCTTGATATAACATTCGGTTACCCAAACACCATCATCAATATCACCATCAGGATAACTAGAGTCACCATCATAATCAAACCTGGCTAATCTCTCAGACTTCCATTCAGCTTCTTGTGCAGAGAATGCTCTCTCCAACTTGGCTTTAGGATAGCCCTGTGCTAATAGCTCAGACTTAGTTTTCTTGACTCTATGCCCAACAAATCTTGCATCTTCGATTCCCTTTGCGTACTTATTAATTAGGAATTCTTCTGGTGGTACAGGCTCAATACAAACCTGACCACTCTCTCTTGTTCTTTTAACTACAACATCGTGAGTAATAGGTTGTGGTAATTGACCCTCAACTAATTCCTCTGTACCATTTGCTGTATGCTCCACTACTTCGATATTATCATCAATAAGTAGTGAAGTAAATTCTTCTTCTGTGAGGTTCTTATATTCCTCTCTTGTTACTTCGGTAGTGTCA